ATTAGCAATAGCGTCGGGATTCATTGCTGTAAATAAAGATTTATGATAACCTTTAGCATCTGACATTTCATTATTTTCATTCAAGAACTTCTTGACAAAATTATTAATATCACCTTGGGTTTCTTTAACCTCATTAGCATTCTTCACATTAAACCTATATCTCTTATCTCCGACGTTGTATTCAAAACCTTTGAATTTATCGTTAAAAACTTCTTTAGTTTTTAATTTAAAAGTGTTAGTTTGTTTTTCCGCTATCTTATTAGTCTTTTCCGACTCTTTGTTGTATCTATTGAAGAAGTTTACAGCTTTTTGTTGCTCAGTAGTTAATCTACTTCCAGCTTTAATTTCTTCATAGTACTTAGACTTTTGCCCGTCTAGGTGGCTTTTAGCGTTGGCAACTTGCTCTTTTAACGCTATCTTTTTCTTTTTAATCTCTCTTTCCTCGTCAACTTCTTCATCATATGAAAATGAGTCTTCCATTAAAAAACTAATTTCGTCGTCTGTTAAGTGAGATTTTGTTTGTTTGTAGTACTCTCTAAGTACTGTCATGTCATCATAACTAGAGTAGTCTTGGTTAAGTCTTACATAATCTTCTAGTGTACCACCGGTTTCTTCCATAAAATCTACAACTTTTTGTAAATTTTCAGGTATTGCTTTACCAGTTTCTTTAGCTTCTACTATTTCTTCTGCTAATTCTTCTACTTGTTCTTTAACTTCTTCTTCAGTAACTTCTTCTAATACTGGAGCTTCTTGTGCTTCAGCTTCCGGTTGTACTTCTTCTTGTTTTTCTGTGGTGTTGGCATCTTCAACGAGCTCAACCACTCCGCTGTCGTCAGCGTTATCTTTTGTAACTTCTTCTTTAACTTCATCTTCTTTTGGTGTTGGTGGTTTGTCTAAATTTACTTTGATGACATTGTCATCTTGTTTTGTTTGTTTAAGATCAACTTTTACAACGTTGTCTTCAGTAGCCTTTTCTACTACTTCTTTTGTTTTCTTTTTTGCCATAATATAATATAATAATAATTAATAATTGTTATCTAGGATCAAATGAACCCAAATCAAATCCGCCTCCTAATATATCATTACCTGCGGACTCAAAGTTTTTAGGTAGTTTTTCATTTTTTCTTTGATCTATAAGCTCACTTTGTTGTGTGGCTTGTATTCTTGTTCTTTCGTCTTTACGATCTTCTTTTTCTTTTTCTTTATTACTAACAGTTTGGTTTTTCATATTTTCTAACTGCATGTTCATTTCAAACTCTAACTGCATCAACTCTTTCTTATGCATAACTTCTTGCTGCATTTTTTGAGCATCAAGTTGTGCTTTCATTTGTTCAAGTTGTGCCTCTGCTTGAGACTTAGCTTGTTCTTTTTGAACTTCCATTTGAGCAGAAGCTTGTTGAGTTTGCATATTAGCTTGCGCTTGCGCCTGTATGTTATCTTGAGCTATCATCTGATCTTTTTCTTGCTTTTGTTTTCTACGAACTTTTAACAATTGATTAGCAAGCTTTATGTTTTTAATTTCTCTAAGATCAATAGCATCTTCAAGATCTATAGTTTGCTGTTGCAATGCCATTTGAATATTGTTTTCAAGCATCGCTTTTTCTTCTTCATCTGGTTGTAACTCAATAAATATACCAAAGTCATACAAGTGTAGTTCACTTATTTCTTGTAACGTAGCAACGTTGTGTACGCCTATTTGCTGTATAAAAGCTTCTTTTGTAGGTGAGTACTCTATAATATCAGATATTCTTAACGATAAACACTCAGCTATTTCAGACGTTAAAAATAAACCAGACTGTAATATATGTCTTGTTGCTGTATTACTATTTGCTGCAGCTAATTTTTGAACACCAACTAAAGCGTTTTTATCTGGCATACTACCGTCTCTAGCCTCATTAAGACCTGTTGTATCTCTAATCATCTGTAAGTAGTAGTTGTATGTACCAATTAAACTTTGCATTTTAGCACCACCGTTTCCAGACTGTATTTCTTGAATAGGTACTTTACCTGGGTTCATATCACCTTCAGAAGTAAATGATCTACCTATAACAGATCCTGTTTGGAAGAACATGTTTAATGCTTCTTGTGGGTTATAGTTTGTGCCATTACCTAAATCTATTTCAGCTAAACCATCAGCATCTAAGTAAACACCATCAGGAACCATACGTGATAATACTTGTTGTAATTTTAAATGTGTTAGCTGTATCATATCAGCAAAACCAGTAATACGCTGCACTAAAGATTCTATACGACCTTTGTACATACGTGGAGCTACAATAGCATAATTCATTTTAACTTTTGTAAAATCACTTTTTGGCCTCATCATGTTTTTAGCCATTTCCCACTTTAACAACTTGTCTGTTCCTAAAATAATAGCACCATCGTACAGGCATTCTATTGACCTGTGTAGTTTGCTAAAATTATCAGAGTCTTGAGGAGGGTTAAACGTATCGTCTTTTGCTAGTATTTTATCAGCTCCACTACCGGTTTCTTTTACTTTGTAAACTTCGTTCATATACGTTTTATAATTAAAGTATAAAACTTGAACTTTATTGTTATCATGCTCACTGTGATTATAACCTTGATTATAATTTGTGTTGTGATAATTTTTGTTTTTAACTATATCTTCTAAATCTTCTGGTGTTAAGTGTGGAAATTGCTTGGCAAGCTCGTTAATTGGTATGCTTTTAACTTCACCAACATAATATATGTCATCAAAATAAGGTGATTCAGTGTAAGAGTAAACTAAATCAGCTGGATCAACATAATCAACTACAACACCTTCAGACGTGTTAAAACTACTTTTCACCGCTCCAATACCTAAAACAGTAAGATCATAGTAAAACTGTTTTTTAATTAATTCATACTTGCTACCCTCAAGCAAAACATTGATAGCTTGTTCTTCAGCAATTTCAATAGACTGCTTATATGTAACTTGCATGTGTAAGTTAAGTTCTTCTTCTGTTCTAGGTAAATCATCATTATTATTTTCATACAAATCAATACCAGTATTTGCTAGCACATAGTCGTTTATTTCTTTAGCTCTTATATCAGAAATAACAGACGTCATGTAATCTGTTCTTTCTTTAACACCATATGGATCTTGTGAGTACGCTTTTATGTCATATGTTCTTTCTGCAATACCATTAACTACTATATCAACGAACTTAGGTATAATAGGTACTGGTTTCCAGTCTAAATTAAGATAAGACAAGTCACCGTTTATAGATAACTCATCTTTATATTTTTGTATTGACTGCTCTCCTCTAGCATATAATCTTAAATTATGAAAATTGTTATGATTAGTTTTATATCTATTAGAGCCTCTTTCAGTGTGAAACCATTCAGCTTCAATAGCTTTAGCTACTTTTAAACCATAATCATAGCTCATTTTTTCCACATCGCTTACGACTTGAGAAGGAAAATAACTTTTTACAACCATATTTATTTTTTAATTAATTTAGACGTATTGCCTTTATTTGTGTACTTAGCAATGTTTATATTTAGTTTTGGTTTTTGTACCAGTGCATTTGGTCTATATAAATGCCTGTTGTTTGCCATAATAGCTAAACCAGAGCTTATAGAAGCATCATGCTTTGTTCTTTTATTTATGTCAAATTTAGCCCAATCGTTTAGTAATTCATTAAAATAACAATTACCAAAAGTACCATCTTGTGCCATGCCTACGTGGTCTTGTATATACATTTCAATTGCAGCGGCGTGAGCTTGTTTTATATCTTCACTTGAGTTAGGTATTCCACCAACTTCTTTTTCCGCTGTAGACAACTTATTCCACACTTTATCAGGCCTGTTCATACTAAAACCTCTGTAGCCACGTCTTCGTAAATAATACAACAGACGAGGTTTGTTATTTTCTGCAAGTATAGGCATCCCGTAAAATACTAGTGCCATTAGAACGTCTTCAAAGAACATCTCTGCGGTCTGAGGTCTAGCTAGATACTCTAGGAAAAATGTATTAGCTGGTGCGTCTTCCATACTAAACTTTGTCAGTCCGTGTAAAGCACCTTTAGAACCTACACCATCTACAGTTCCTGATATATCATAACTATCGCAACCAAAAGCCCCCATGTGCTCGTTACCAGGCCATTTAACACCATTTTTAATTACAACTTTGTTTTGTATATTTGTTGGTGGTACCCAGCTTACTTTAAATCTACCTTTAGGATCTGGGTAAAATATTACTTGCGAATCTTTAATACCATTAACCCATTGGAAGTTACCTTTAGTAATGCCTAGCGTTGTAGACATTTCTTCGTTGTAATCTATTTGTTCGTATAGTTTAACAAGATTAAATATACTGTTCTTAGTCTCATCTCTAAACGCATGTTCAGTAGTTCTTGGAAACTGTCTGTAAAATTCGTTTAATGCGTCTTGATCATTTTTTAAACCGTCAGCTTCATTCTGCCAACTGTCTATAACACCTATGTCTATTAATTCCCCATGTGGATCGAAGACTTCATGATCCGGAGTATTGAAGACTGGGCTTCCGTGCTCATCAATAAATCCTTCGTAGTTCCACTCCATTGGGATAAAAAGAGAATATAAGCCAGACGCTGTCTGTCCATTTCTGTTTCGCTTAGTAACGTCTGATGCTCCATATAATTTTTTAAAGTTTTCTCCACCTTTGTCTAATGCGTTAGATGTTGAGCCCATCATACATTTACCTATTATTCTACTACCTAATCGTAAACATGTTTTTGTAACTCTCCAGTTGTTTAATATATTATCGGGTCTTTCCCACTTACCACTTTCATCATGTACTAAAAGCTTTAATTTTTCACCGTCATAGCTATTGTCACCTGTATTCTTCCAGTCTATAGTTGTATCTAATCCTTCTAAATCTTCTAGCTTTTCGTTTGTTGTAATCTTCTTTCTAGTGAACTTAGAAGCTGGAACTCTATATGCAAGCTCGGATTTTGG